TAAATTAACAGTTAAAAAAAGAAGTAAAACAAACTTATAAAGGATAAATTACTAAACTAAAAAAACACCCCTCCTTAGTAAGAAACTGGGAGGGGGTTATATATGACATTATACACGACTAAACAACTAGCTAAGTTATGTAATTATGCCGATAGTGCTATAATTAGAAAAATGATACTAGATGGCCACCTAAAAGCTAGCAAATTCGGCCATAGCTGGATGATTAAACATTATCTAGCTTTAAAAAATAAGAATATAGCTAAAAGATTAAAAAGAAATTAATAAGCGAATAGCAATAGGATAATAACAAACTATATGTGCTAATTGTCATAGATTAAAAACAGTGATGAATGGAGATCATAACGGTATCAAGTACATTCCTATAAAAACAAGAAATAACAAGAATGAGTAAACCAGCAACAGGATTTCACACCAACCCAGAAAGAATAAATCGGAAAGGTAGGCCTAAAGGTATTTCTATTACTGAAATGGTAAAGGCTGCCTTAGAAGAAATAGAGCCTAAAACCGGTGAGCAATGGAAAGACTTAATAATTAAGAGGATTTTGTTTAAAGCTACTGTTGAGGGCGATACTATCATGTTAAAAGAAATTTGGTCTTATATTGACGGCATGCCAAAACAAAATATTGATCTAGCCGGGAAGGTTGAACATAATCATGTCATCGGACTACCAAAAGAATATCATCAGCTGGAAGCCACACCTGGGAAAACAAACAGAAGCATTAAGAAGAGTTGAGTTTGAAGTTTTATATGGTGGAGCTAGAGGCGGTGGAAAAACAGACGCCGGTTTAGCCTGGTTAGTGAGAGAAACACACAACCCAAAATTAAGAGCTTTAATCCTTAGAAGAAATAGCGACGATTTACGGGATTGGGTCGATAGAGCTTATCAACTTTACGCCCCTATGGGAGTAATCAAAGCAGGCAATCCTCCAGAATTTAGATGGCCTAGCGGGGCAATTTTTAGAACTGGACATTTAAAAGACGATCAAGCTTATACTAAATATCAAGGCCACGAATATCATAGAATTTTAATCGAAGAACTTACCCAGATTGAACAGGAAAGACAATATTTAAGGCTTTTATCCTCTTGTCGTTCTACTATTGATATAACTCCTAGAGTCTTTGCTACTACAAACCCAGGTGGCAAGGGACACCAATGGGTCAAAAAGAGGTTTGTTGATCCCGCCCCTGCTGGTACGACTATTTGGGAAAATAACCGCTCTAGAGTGTTTATACAGGCTACAATGGATGATAACCCAACACTAATGCAAAAAGATCCAATGTATGTCGCTAACATAGAAGCTTTAAAAAAGGATGATTATGAAACGTACATGGCTTGGAGGTTTGGAGATTGGGACAGATTTGCAGGACAAGTTTTTAGTGAATTTAATAGAGATCATCACGTTATTAAACCAATTATCCCTAAACAAGGCACGTTCTATTTATGGATGGATTGGGGATATTCTGATCATCACCCCACCTCATTTTCTGCCTATATATCAAGCATTATAAGAAGTAAGACTAAAGACGGGCAAGGCTATCATCAGGTTATCACCTTCAAGGAATTTTGCGGTAATCATAAAGACCCCGAAGAATGGGCAAGGATAATCTATAAGAGTTGTAATAAGATGGGGATTAGGCCAAAGCTAGGCATTTGCGATCCTTCCATGATAGGAACTAGGAAAGAAACAGGAAAATTGCCAGGTAATCTAATGATGGACGAATGGAAGCGGTTGCATGGCAGTAATTGGCTACAACTTATCAAAGGAAACAACGCTAGAACTGGCAGAGTTGGAGGCGTTGCGGTTATGCATAAATGGCTATCTATGCCTCTGGGATTGCCCTATTGGCTGATAACAGAATCATGTGTTAACTTGATAAGAACTTTACCAATGTTGATTTATGATGAGCATAGTGTAGAGGATGTTGATTGTTTTATTGCTGGGACTTTAATAAAAACTATTGACGGTGATGTCCCCATAGAGGATATTAAAAACGGTCAAATGATTTTGACTCCTCTTGGATATAAAAAAGCGTTTTTTATTGGAGAACCTAAGAAAACAAAAACAATAAAAGTTAAACTATCTAATGAAATGTTTTTAGAAGGTACTTTCTATCATAAGGTTTTTGTTAGAGGTAAAGGGCTTACAGAGCTACAAAACCTCAAGATGTATGATATACTAGAGACATGGAATACAAGCAATTTAAAAGATACAAACAAATTATTTACAAAGGCATTAAATATCGCAGATATGAGGGTAGACGATATTATGAGCCGAATGGAACATATATTGCAAAGGGGCATACTTCATTACACAGGCAAACGTGGATTAACTCTTTTGGGAATATTCCTAAAAAGCTTCATATACACCATAAAAATCATAATTACGATGATAATCGTATTGAAAACCTGGAGATTATTTCTCCTCAAGAACACGCTAAACTACACTACAATAAGAGAAAAGACCTCCAATCAAGTCTTAAAAAATGGCGTAACAGCAAAGAAGGTAAAGAAACTCTTAGACAAAATGCATATAAAATGCATGAAAGAACCCCTTATAAAAAATTATCGTGCCCTTATTGTGGAAAGACTTTTAAAACGAAAAAGCCAACACAAAAATATTGTGATGAGCATATTGGAAAAAATGGGTCTTGGGAAAACTGCGCTATTTGTGGGAAAAAGTTCTGGAAAAAAAATAATAAAAAAGCAGGAGAAACTTGTTCATATCAGTGCGGTTGGGAACTTAGAAAACAAAGAAGTTTACAGACTAAGAGTTGAGCAAGCTCACCTTTATTATGCTAATGGTATATTGGTAGCAAACACAGGAATGGAAGATCACCCCTATGACGCTTGCAGATACGGTCTAATGCACGCTAAGTTTATTTTAGTTAAACCCGGAAGTTATAAAGCAGTAAGGAAAGAAAAAGTCTCTTATTTAAGCACCGATGAACACGGTTTGCCAGTTATTGATACTAAAATGTTCTTTAATAGCTTAAATTAGGCTTATAGTTAATTATTATTAGTAAGTAGTACTTGATCTAGTAGTAACTTTGTTAATCGTGTAGATCAAAGATTGATACAGCCTATAATTATGTCAATTAAAACAGAATCAATAAAGAGGATTTTAAGAATCCAGGTTAGAAATCCTGAAAAGACGACTATATGGTTTGCTCCTGTTGATGAGGGCAAAGCGTTCCATTGTTTAGAATGTGGAAAGTTTATGTTTTACCGTCAGCATAGAATCATAGCAATAATACAGGGTGATACTAGCCAAGAATTTAAAAGCTCGCCAATTGAATTACAATGTCAAAAATGCGGTCATATTTACTTTATAAACATTTACTAATCACTACTTGGTAGTAAATTTGTGTTATAATTAAAACCAGGATAAACTACATCCACGCTATACGCGTGGTTTTTTATTATGATAAATGATACCCCAAACTCTAAAGACTTATTTACACAACCACAAGAAATAATTGATCCGTTGCATCTAGATCTAGACAATGAGACACTTGTTAAAGTTATTAAAGACAATATCCGTAGCAGTGTAGACTTTTATACAAAAAGAGATTTATATAACAAACAACAAAAAAATCTTAAGTATTATCTAGGCCAACAAGCTTTGTATAAAGCCTCTAATAAAGCTAAACCATATAAGGAAAATATCATTTTTGAAGGTATTAGCAGACAAAAACCAATTGCATTGTCAAGAATGCCTGATTTAACAGTCAAACCAGGAGATGACGAACAGACAAGCAAAGAATCCGCCAAAGATCTATCCGGTATTTTTAATAACGATATTAAGAAACGAGCTAATCGCAAACTACTAGGTCTTTCATTCAAATTAGAACCAATTTATTACTATAGTGTTATTAAAGCTATTTGGAATCCAGAACTGGGCAAAGATGGAGATTATGAATTTGTGAGTGTTCACCCAGACAATATCGTTTGGGATCATACTATACCAAACAGTGATGTTGATAAAATGAGATTTGTAGCCGAAAAATCAAAACTGATGCTTAAAGAAGTGATAATGATGCATCCAGATAAAGAGGCTGAAATCAAAGAGGAGTTTAGCTGGTCTAGTAGCGAAGATCACGAAGAATCAAAACTAGCTTCACCCGTAAATATTTGGGAGGTTTGGTTTCATTGGTATAAACTCGATGGTAACGAATCAGAGAGAATTGACGGGGTTATGTGGCTTTATAAAAATCTATTGTTAAAGAAAATGAGAAATCCTTATTTTGATTATCAGGGTAGAAAAAAGCTATTTAGTAAAGTAATGGAAGAAAAAGAAGCCTACAGTGAAGAAGAAATCTTTGATATGTTGGATGCTAAAAATGAAGAAGAAGAAGGAGAAGGAAAAGGAAAAGAAGAAGTCGTTTATAGTAATTATTTTAGAGATCCACGCAAACCATATTTCTTTATGGTATACGAAAATATGGGCAAGCACCCAATTAGTGAAACTTCACGCATAGAGCAAACCTTAGAATTTCAAGATTGTATTAACCAGGATGGCTCAATTATTCAAGACATGAATATTAGATCTAGGGGTAAAGATTTATTTGATACAAATTCTATAGAACAAAAAACATTAGACAATATTAATATTTATGATATTGATCAAGTTTTAGGTTTAGATGTTCCAAGTGGTAGTTCAATTCATAACTCTCATTCAAGAATAGAACAAAAACCAGCTACAGCACAACAATATAAATCATTAGCAGAATCAAGACAAAAAGGATTTGAAATGTTAGCGGTTGGTGGAAACTTACGCGGTATTAGCGATTCCAGCAATACTCTAGGCGAGTCTCAAATGGATAAAGAAGCCGATTATGCCGTTATTGATGATATTGTAGAAGATACTATCAACGCTTGTGCAGAATGGCAAAGTCAATGGGCTATGCAGTTTATTAAACTGTTTTACACAAAACCACACATGAGACATATTTTAGGCAAAGATGGAGAAGTATTGCATACTAAGTTAACACAAGATATTGTTGATGATGGTATGGAAGCTATCGTGTCAGCCAGCGGTGTTGATAAGACTTTAAGAAAAAGAACAGCTATTGAAAACGCTAAACTAGGTTTTGCAGATCCTTTAACTTATTTTGAAGATACAGAACAATCACAACCTAAAGAAAGAGCCAAAAGAGCTATGTTGGTTGAACTCGCCCCACAAATGTACATGCAAGAGTATTTAATGGATAAAAATCAACAGCAAGACCCAAATACTCCAGCAACTAATCAGGTTTTAAGTCCAGATAATCCACCAATGCCACCACAGGCTCAGCCACCACAACAAGGTGGCCCAATGGGCGGAGGAATGTTAAATAAAATGGTAAATAAATACAAATAATCGGCTTATGATATAATGCTTTTATATGGCAGATAACAAGTCCACAGACGATAAAATTTTCAATAAAATAGATCAAGATAAATTCAAACAAGAAGTTAAAACAGAAGCTATTGCTGAAGCCAAACAGACTTTAATTGATAATATTCAAGGTAAAAAGAGTCAATATTCATGGGAAGAACGAGGTAAAAATAAACCAGATAATTATGATGAACTTTATTCTGATATTAAAAAGGATAGAATTAAACCTGAAGATGTTGATAAAATGGTTGAGGATAAGTTTAAAAAAAGAGAAGAAGTACAAATCCAAAAAGCAGAAGAGGTTCGTAAACAAAAAGACGAAGATCTAAAAACAAAAAGGCAAAATTTCGATAAAGACTGGTATTCATTGGTTGAAGAAGGTAAAATGCCAGCTCCTAGTAAAGAAATTCAAGAAAGAATTAATAAGGGTGAACAATTAACTAAAGAAGAAATAATGGCTGATGATGGATTAAAAGCTAGATTAGAGTTAGCTAAATACTCTCAAAATAAAAACGCTAAACTTGCCTATTATGAGGATTTGAATAAAGAACAACCTGGTAAAAATGCTCCTGTATTGGGCGCTAGACCAAGCTCACCACAAAAAGATGCTAAAGAATTAACTTATGATGATGTTTCCAAAAATCGTAAAAAGATGTTTGGGTATTAATGGGTTATAGACAGTGTTTGTTATTTTAAAAAATATGTTATAATAAAAACTAGGATACAAAGACATCCACCTTTAGGGGTGGTTTTTTTTATGCTAATTAATAATTATTAAAAGGATTTTTATGGATGGATCATTAACCCCAACCAGAAGCGCATTCGGTTCTAATGTTTATAATTTTTCTACCTCAAGAGCAGCCGCAACAATTGTAGATGGAATTTTAAATTACCCAATGATGGCTTCGCGTTTACTTTATAAAGGTAAACAATTTAGTGGAGACTTCAAAACTGAACAACCTACTATTGTCAAAGATATTAAAATAAGTGGAAGATCACAATTTCAATGGTTTGATGGCTTAGATGCCCTAAACTCAAGCGCTGAAAACGTGGTTGTTCAACTTCAATTTAACGATGCACATGCAACCATGCCATTAGTTGAAATTATGACTGAATCTTTTGCCCGTGAAGGCGCAGGAGAAGATGTTGATTATCCAGCTTTTGACTATAGCGATGCTTTAAATGAAACAGTAGAAGGTCTTAGTAGAGCAGTTTTTGATACTTCAGGCGCAGCCGATCAACCTCTTTCTTTAGAAGAAGTTGTTGATAATGGTACAAACTTAGCTACTTATGGTGGACAAACCAGATCAAGCTATGATAGTTTAGATTCTACAGTTACTGCTTCAGGCGGAACTATGACTTTAGCTAAACTAGCAACTCTAAAATCAACTATTAGTGATACTGGCCCAAGAGAAAGACCAACTTTAATTTGTACTACTGATACAATCGCAGATTTATATGAACAGTTTTTAACTCCTACTGTAAGTAGAGAATATAAAACTATGAGTATGAGTGGAATGTTCCCAGTAGCAACAGAATCCCCATCAATGGGTCAAGGCTTTGGTGGAGTTAATACCTATAGCGGTATTCCTATCATCAGAGATAAAGCTTCTACCTCTGGAGTTATTTACATGTTAAATGAAAATTACTTACACTGGTGTGGTCGTACAAGAGTACCAAAAAACTTTAAACAGTTTGTTAGCCCAGTTAGTCTAGGTAAAGCAAAAGTGATTGAAGGACAAGCAGCAATGCGCCCTTCTAAATATCATGGATTCTTCTACCAAGTTAAACAAATGATGCCAAATCAGGCAGGTATAATCTCCAGATTTTATGTCTTTGGACAAATGTGGTCAGATCAACCAAGAAGAAATGGTAAATTAACAGGCGTTACAGGAATATAAATTAATTAATACAATTATAAGATCAGAAATGACCTTATAAAGAAAGGAACTTATGGCATTAACAGGTGGAATTATACTATCTTCAACTGATATCTATTCAAATGATTCGGTTAGAAAACATGCTATTGGTGCAGTAGGATGTGATAGGTATGGCGATTTATATCGCTATGCAAAAATGGGTTCTGATGTTTCAGCAGGGTATTTAGTTACCTCTCTAAGCAGAGAAGCCAATCACCAAGACATTGTGCTAAGTGCAGCAGCAGCTAAGGGAGCTTATAAAGTCATCCCAACTGTAGGTGCAACCGCAGTAGACGCTGATGAATATGTCGGCGGATATATGTGTTTTACCGATAACTCTCCAGAAGGAGAATGGTACAGAATTGCAAGTCATGAGGCCAATTCTGGCAGCGATGATGTAGCTTTCTATTTAGAAAGACCACTCTTAACTGCAGGAACTACAGCCTCTCAGGTATCAATAACCCGTAATACATGGATGAAACCCGCAGTTTCCCAGCTTATTGCTGAAGCAGCCGCAGGTGTTACCGTGTTAGATATGGATTACTCTGATAAACCATTTACTTGGCTCAAAACCAAAGGTGTAGCTCCAGTCTTATCAGACGGTACTATTACCGTTGGCTATATGGTCACTATCTCAGACGCAATTAATGGCGCAGTAGGTCTTTACAGTGATGTAGACGCAGAAAAGATAGTTGGTCAAATGGACCAAGCTGGCGTATCTGGCGAATTCAACGCATGTAACTTATGTATAGATTAAAATCTAGTTAGTACACTTAGCTCTCGATGAGGGCTAAGATGTGCAAATTAGCACAATTATTAACTCGGCTTTTACCCTGCTAGACAGGAGAGGCAGAAATACAAAGGAGAATTATGTCAATTTATTTAGATGATTACGTTCCAGTAGTTAAATATCAAGGTTTAAATGTTGAAAACGCAACAGTCGCCTTACCATCCACAACCACAATCGGTGGTTCAAGCGTTAGTGCTTTAGGAGTTGTAACATCAGCTTCAGCAGATGCTATCGCAGTTGGTAGACAAGGTGCTACTGATCCAGTTTTTAATGTAGACAGTTCAACCGCTACTCAAACTGATGGTGTAAAAATCACAGGTGGTGCAGCAGGAGATGGTGTTGCTTTACTAGGGATTACTTCAGGAACTAACGCACCTATGACTATAGATGCAGCAGGATCTGGAACTATTGAAGTTGGTACTACCTCAACA